GCTCCTGCCGTTGCAATGCCTTGGCACTCTCAACAAGAATGTCAATTTGCGACTTCGGCTCCTGCTTGGCTTTTAACTCAGCTTCCATATCATTGAAAGCCTTGATATATTTGAGCTTCCACTCTAAAGCCTGCTTGCCAGTGAAGCCCATTGCCAGCAATGTGAAACCGTCACGGTTCATTAAGTACATTTTGTAATGTTTACCAGTCCCCGCCGTATAGTCGGTTTCGTAAAACATGGAACTCACAGCTGAATTTTCAGCTGTGATATTTTCAATAGCCTGAATAACATTTTTGTGTTCCTTCCCGAACACTTCCGCTACTTTACGGCTATCCGTAACCACCTGCTCATTTTCAACCTGCACCAAGTGTGCATCGCCATGCTCGTTCATAAATTAACCCTCCTATGTTATAAACTAAGCATTGTTTAGTTTAATTAGTCATTGACTAGGCTCGCCCCATTGATGTAAGGATTAATGCAAGTCTCTACCGTCTTTCAACGGCTTCGCCTGTTTCGCTGACCACAGCCAGCTCTTTAAGTCTCCCGCCACATTCACGGAAAGTATTCTGTTCAATAATGCTTAAAAATAAAGTCTTTTGTTAAACTCTATTGAACTTTTTGTGTAAAAAAATAAGTATGTATTTCCCGAGGCTTTATTTCTAGCAATTTGCTCATCTTGACAATATCGTCTTGAGAAAAAAATACTTTATTATTAAGTTTTAGCGATAGTGTTCTTTGCGATACACCTATCGTTTTAGAAAAGTTTAATTGTGATTTAAACTTTTCAATAATCCGACCTCTTAATTTACTGTAGTCAAAAAGCAAATTATCACCTCCTTGGTTTAACCTATTTGAACCACGGTTCAATATTACTATACGTTTTTATATTTGTCAACAACTTTTGTTAAAAAAAAATGAACAATTTTTCAAATATATTGAACTTAAAACACATTCATGATAAAATAATTTATATAAAAGGTGGTGAATATAATTGTGAAAGCAAGCACTAGTTCACGAATAGCTGAAGCCTTAAAACAGCGTGATATGAAGGCTGTTGATTTAGCAAAAGCAACCGGTCTTACCAGAGGGGCGATAAGTCAATATTTATCTGGAAAAGTCGTCCCAAAACAAGACAAACTTGTTTTGCTAGCTAAAGCATTGCATGTTAGTGAGCCTTGGTTAATGGGATATGATATTGATGAAAGCAAGATTAACAAAGTATCTGCTGTACCATCCGGTTCAGAGCCAATCAATAACTTAATAAAGGAACTATTCAGCGATCGTCCCGAAGTTTATTCTCTGCTCACTAATGGTGTTTATGCTCCAAAAGGCGGTCAATTAGTCAATAAAAAACTCTCTGAGCTTCCAAAATCAGCAAAAGAATCTCTTCGCAATAATATATTATTTATATTGGAATCAACAGGCTTATTACCTATGGAAAAGTAGATTCATCTGCTGCTATAGCAGCGTGAAAATACATTAAGAGGAGGCTTTCACATGGAGGAAGTCGTTTCTGTTACCCTCCCGGACGGTACTGTTTATACTGTTCAAGTGGTAACAACAGAGGAGTGATAATTATTGACTAAACGTTTAATGACAGCATTAAAGACTTTCTTCATCTTCACGCTCATCTTGGTCGGAATGACCGGCTTCACGCTGCGGAATATCCCTGACTTGTCTGACTATCGCCCTGCATCCATCGTAAGCATCGCTGAACCGGACATAGAATATACATGGGACAGCCACATTAAGTCAGTAACTAGCCTAGTCAAAACGACCGAATTTTTAAATGTACCAACATTATCGGCGATTGTACTCGCAGCGACTTTTGTACTGATTTTAATTAGTAAACAATTTTATCTCAAAAGTCACATTGAATATTGTGGTAAGAAGATGGTAAAAGCAATAATGCTGCAATGGAGACCAAATTAAAATAAAATACAAGTAGGTGTTAATTGAATAATGTCATGGTTACGAAACTTACTAGGGCTTACTACCCCAGAAGAAAAAGAATTGCAAGCTATGCGAAAAGAAACTGCTCAACTGAAAGAAGAATCAAATCATATTATATACAATGCTAAAAAAAAAGCCGATACCATCATATCAGAAGCAGGAATAAATGCTAAAAATATAATTGACGAAGCTACCGCAAGCATTGCTGAACGTAAACAAGATCTTGAACATCAAGTAAAGTCTCTAAAAGAAACACTCGATGTAAATAAAAACGGCCTCAAATCATTAGAGGACGAATTGCGTATAAAACAGGGCGCTCTTATTGAACTTGATGAAAAAGTCCTCTTACAAAATGTATCGCTTTATGAACCTATGTATGATTTTGTAAATTCAGACAGATACAAAGAAGAACTTGATAAAATTCGCAGCAATCAAAAAGCTTTAATAAAAAATGGAACTGCCATTTCAAAAACACAAACTTGGGTAGTAAATGGAAGTACTGCTGAAGGTAAAAAGATGGTGCGCGACATTTCTAAACTACTTCTTCGTGCTTTTAACGGCGAATGTGAACATTTGACTGCTAAAGTAAAGTATAATAATTTCGACGCATACAAAAAACGCATTGAATCTGCAAAAGAAGCCATAGACAAACTAGGACGATGCATGAGCATTAGCATCAATTATGAATATTTTGATTTAAAAATAAAAGAACTTCATCTTGCTTTTGAGTATAAGCAGATGAAGCAAAAAGAAAAAGAAGAACAGCGTATGCTACGGGAGCAGCTGCGTGAAGAAGCCCGGCTGAAAAAAGAAATTGAAGAAGCTCGCAGGAAGATCAAAAAAGAACAGACACATTACAAAAATGCTATCTCTGCAATGAAGGAAAAAATAGCCAGCGCAAAGACTTCTGATGATAAGGAAGTTTTTGTGCAAAAACTAAGTGAGCTTGAAGAACAGGCGGAGCAGGTAGAAAAGCATATTGCTGATATAGACTACCGCGAAAGCAATCAAAAAGCTGGCTATGTCTACGTTATATCAAATATCGGTTCTTTTGGCGAAGGTGTTTATAAGATAGGCATGACGCGCAGACTGGACCCGATGGATAGAGTACGCGAACTTGGAGACGCCTCGGTACCCTTCGGTTTCGATATTCACGCTATGATTTTCAGCGACAACGCTCCCAAGTTGGAAGCAGCTATACACAAGGCCTTTGAGAACAGAAAAGTAAATATGGTAAATACAAGGCGGGAATTTTTCAGAGTTTCGCTTGATGAGATAAAAGATACTATAAATAAAAATTTTGATGGCAGTGTAGATTTTATCGAAACCGCGGATGCTGAACAGTTCCGAGAAAGCGAAAAACTTTGGCAACAGATGAACGCCCATACCAAAAAGGAGGGAGCTTGATGTTCTGTAAAAGTTGTGGAAAAGAACTGCCTAATGATGCTAAGTTCTGCCTTAACTGTGGAGAAGCTACCGTCTCGATAATGAATAGCGTAGACAAGTCAATGCCTAATTGCCCCCAATGCCATTCTTACAATATTACTATAAACAAGAGAGGCTTTGCCTTGGTTAGAGGCATTGTTTTGGGTTTATTTACAGGTGGTATCGGCTTATTGGCTGGATTCTTCGGAATGAATAAGTTGGTAGGAAAATGCCTTGACTGCGGATATAAGTGGGACATTTTGAATAATTAATAATCATCTAAAGGTGTATCACAAAAGATACACCTTTTCAAATACTCAAATTTGCTATATACGAATCAAAAAATGATAGGAGTGACGTTTAAATGGCGGTACGAACTCGAAAACGCGGTAAAACCTGGAGTTATAGTTTTGACATTGAGCCCGGTCCTGACGGTAAACGCCGTATGAAAGAAAAAGGCGGTTTCAGCTCAAAAGAGGAAGCGTTTACTGCGGGGGCAGCTGCTTATACTGATTGGAAAAACGGCAACATAGGTTTGACCAGTGACAAAATACTTTTAAAAGATTATCTGGAAAAGTGGTTTAACCTTCATCAAAAGGACTTAAAGCCAAATTCCGTTAAAACTTATAATGCAGCTATCAAAAGTATCAACCGATACTTAGGTAATATACTTTTACAAGAGTTAAAGCCACGTGATGTTGACCTGTTTTTCCGTAAACTGTGCGACGATGAAAATAAAGCGTATCGCACAATTCAGAATATAAAAACGATCCTAAGTAATGCTCTAACTTATGCTGTATACCCATTGGAACTTATAAGCTATAATGCGAGTACTGCTATAAAAATACCTAAACGCGCTAAAAAGCAGGTAGTGAAACGCTATATCATAACCAGCGGTGACCTTAATAGGCTATTAGCTTTGTTTCCATTTGGCAGCAGCTACCATATCCCCATAGTTCTAGCCTACTATACAGGTCTGAGGTTAGGAGAGCTGCTAGGACTGTCGTGGGATAACGTACACCTAAATACTAGTAGAATTGACATCGTGAAACAGCTTATATATATTCCAGGTACTGGTTTTAAGTTCCAGTCTTTAAAAACTGATACCAGTAAACGTTCAATTATGCTTGATAAATTAACAGTAGGTATTCTACGTAAATGGTCAAACTTACAAAAGCAGTACGAACTGAAAGCGGGTTTGTCTTATGTATATGTTTTCTCCAACGAAAACGATTTTACAGTGCAATATTCAAAAGGCATAACTCCACCTGCTTCCTGCCAGCACATTAGATTAGTCTGTACTCGTCCAGACGGGAAACTCATTAACCGTGACTCTTTTTCCCAAGCTCTGCGCAAAAACGGATTTAACAGTCATTCCTTTAGACACACCCACGCCACCCGCTTAATTGAAAACATGGCATCACCGAAAAGTGTAGCCGCAAGATTAGGTCACAAGTCAACAGCTATAACCGAAGATCTCTATACACATAATACTGACTTAATGCAAAAACAGGTTGCTGACATCACTGAACATTTACACGAAAAAGATGTAGACAAGCCCGCTTTGTAGACAAATTGTAGACAAATAACAAAATAAATGACCGTTAACCTTTATACAATCAAGGCTAACGGTCATATGTCGTATAATATACTAGTATTAGACGTGATTCCATATACTATTTTAAATGGGCTTTCCTTCGATGTCAAACTAGAATTATCACAATAGCAGTAATCTAAACTGTTTTATGATTTTCAACGGTTTTACTTTCATCTGTAGACAAATCGTAGACAAGATTTTCACTAGCTACTAAATCCCAGTCAGACAAGCTCATCTTATCCCGCAAAAAGGTAAGACGAGTTTTTTCTTTACATACGTCACAAAGTAATTTTTTGAAGTGCAGCATGTCCGCACAACCGCTTTCAATACACCACTTAACCGCCGTACTATATAATACCTCTGTCTCGTTTTCCCAATCAGCCCAGCGCTCTATAAAATGTGACAATGTTTTTCGCTTGAACTCGCGGCCCACTGTTTGTACCTTAGTTGATAGGGCTTCCGCTGGTGTCAGCTTGTCGTAGTTTTCTGCGGTAGGTACAAGCATTAGCTCATGCCGTTGTAAATACGTGTCTTCGGTACATTCCAGGTCCTGCCATTCGTCTAGTGCCTGGCTATGTTGCAGCTCAGCAAGGTTTTTTAGCCCCAGAAACTTCAGGTATCTACTCGCTTCTGTGTGAAACATTACTCCGGTTAACTGGTGGTTCGCTATCAGCTGATAAAGTTTTTCTATCGTCCAATTCGCCGTGTTCATTACTGTCACCTCCGTACATTTTATCCTGTAAATTTTTAATTACTTTACCATACATGTTTCTACCTTCCGGTGAAAAGGCTAAAAAACCTGCCACCATACCAGCCAAAAAGTTACCCATAGAAGGTCACCACCTTATGCTATCTTTGAAACAATAATATTTGCTAGTGTAAGTGTACCAGCACTTCCAGTATATAGTACATTAACGGTTTTGCTTGCGCCGCGGCATGGACAATATCTGCCAACTTTAATAAGTGTAGAAAAACCAATCGCTTGTGGCGCTCCTGCTGATGTTGTGGCCACACTGCTAGCCTGATTATTATTAACACCATCTACTTGTAACTGCGCGCCAATAGAACCAGCTTCTGTACTAGACCCGTAAGCATTAAAATCGACACGATATATGCCTGGGCGGTTAAGTTTTACTGTTGTGCCGCCATTGGACAACAATGCGACGCACCCCGTCTCCACATCAGCATTGTTAAACGCTATATTAGTATTTGCCGTAACAGCAATATTGCTAGAATGAGCTTGTAACATTTAAATTCCTTCTTTCAATAAAATATAAAACAAAAGAGGGCGACATTTACGCCGTCCTCTATGTACGGCACGGATGTGTGCTCTGCTACTTTTGCTATGCTTGAATTTAAGCTATGCTGCCAGCACCACAGCAATAGCTACCGATTGAACTGCCAATGCCAAGACCATTGACAATACCTGCATTGGGGCATACTGCGCCAACGCCTGTGATGTTTGGTTTAGTAAGCATATTAGCTTTAATCCCTTCAATTTCACGCTGGAGAGCCGTAAACTGTGTAGTCATGCTCTGTGCCAGCGTCATGCGCTCAATTGTTGCGTCCTTGGCAGCAAGTTTAGCTTCGTAGTTCTGCTGCTGTAGAGCTGCGGCCGTTTCGTAGCGGTTCTGCTGTGCAAGATTGTTGATTTTCAAGTCAAACATCTTTTCGCCCATTGCTGCGTCATACTGCAAGCGGGACTGCGTAGCAAGCTGATTAGTAGACGATTGGATTGCGTTAGTCACTGCATCCGTGTTGAGCAGTGACCGTTTTTCAAGCTCACAATTCGTAACCTGGCCGCAACCATGTTCAGCACCAACCAGCGCCATGATGTCAGCGACGTTGCCTAAACCGTTATTGGGCGGGAACGGTTGATTATTAAAACCGCCAAAGTTACCCCAGCCCCTGAAAATAGCGAACAGCAAAATGAAGAAAATAATTAATCCCCATACTGACACACTGTTACCGGTCATGCCGGTGTTGTCATCAAGTGCCATAATAAAAACCTCCTCTTTTTAAATAGTTAGTTATTTATGTACATCAGCCTTTGAGCTGCTGTAGTCCTGCTTTAAGCTTTGCCAGGTCATCTACAAAACTACCTGTAGACGCTGTAGAAGGTGTACCAGATGTACCCGTCAGCTTATTAAAAGCGTTTCTTGCTTTACTTATATCTGTACCGAGGGCAGACGCTACGACACCGGCTAAAGGACTGTTAAGCATACTTCCAGCTTGTGACAGCATATCGCTTGTCAAGCCAAAAGCTTTAATTGCTTTTTGTGCGCTTTGCAGGCTGTTTACTCCTGCCGACGCTTGCTGTGCTTGTCCCCATGCTTGCGATAGTTTCTGAGTGTTCGTCGGATTCAGGTTTAGCATCTGTGCTAACATTTGAGCGTTCATTTTTCAGCACCTCCAGTTCTTGCTGCATGGTCTGCATTTGTTTTAGCATCCCCTGCATAACTTGCATAGTCTCTTGCTGTATTTGCTCTGGTGTTTTTGGCGGCACTATGGCTCCCAGCTCTACTAGTTTATTATAGTAACTGTCTGCCAATTCTTTGAGTTCGTTATATTTGCCGTCCGTGACACCTACACGAGTTTTAGTACCGTATAAAGCATTTACTTCATATATAACTCCGTCCTCAACTGTACAAATGCCTGACGGTGTAGCTTTTAACGTGCTTTGCTCTATCTGCATAGGTCCGCCCTCCCTTTATCTATATACTACTAAATAAATAGATAGCGGAAGTGTACGAAAACTGGCTAAAAAATGGCAATTTTTTTGAAAAAGTTGTTGACTTTTGGTTACACATAAAGTATAATAAACGTGTAACCAAAAAGAAAAGAAAATGGAGGTGGTAAGGTGGGAACAGGACGTCCACCAGCGGATAATCCTAGGTCAGTCCAAACCAGAATTAGGATGACCGAGGATGAAGCAAAAATGTTAGCCGAATGTGCTAACAAGCTTAATACGACGAAAACAGAAGTCGTCATTAAGGGTATCAGAAAAGTTTATTCGGATTTAAAAGTAGGAGGAAAACAAAATGGAAATCAGAAATGCAATTGAAACTATATGGTACGCTGCTACGGAAACGAAAAAACAGGAAGCACTTCAAGCTGAGAATGCCGTCTTAGGCTACAATGCAGACGAGGAAAAAATTATCACAGACTTGACAGGCTACTTCACAGATTGTGTTGATTGTGAAGTCGTTGACGGTGTTATCACTATTGCCCCCGACGACCCAGCCTATACAGATATAGGCAGTGAAATCAGAACCATTGACCAGCTGATCGACTGCATTGGCTAAGTGTTTTGATAATAACAAAAAAGCCCCCTGCTATGTGCAGAGGGCTTTTTTACTAGTACACGTCAAGCAGGCGTGCTATCTTGTCGTATGCTTTTTTCACTGCCTTATTTACCTTATCTATAGATAGATTTTCAGTGACAGCTATCTGGGTATTACTGTAACCGTGAACAAATTTCAGATTAAGAATTGTCATATCCTCGTCTGGTATTTTTGCTTCACGGACTAGCTCTGTGAAATCAGTAAGACTGGCGCCGTTTAGCCAGTCCCTAGCTTTACGCCGGTTTTCATGCATAACAGCCCCTTTTCTCCGTCTTGCTTATCGGCAATCTGCTGGTAGTGATAAAGGCTATGGGAATTGCGGTACTCACGGTACATGCTGCTTTAGTCGTATTACCTTGCAACACTATGATGAGTGACACAAGTGACACCAATAACAGTAAAATCAGACTTATAACTATTACATGGTATCGGTGAAGTGTTTTTCGGTATACCTCTGTGGCCATAGCAAATACCGTAGCTAGATCATCAGTATTTTTATTCATAGTGTCACCTCTTTATGTCTGCTTCTATCGTGTCTACGTTATCTGCGTCCACTTTTTTAGTTTTACGCTTTTTAGGTGTCACCTGTGTCACATCTTGCCTGATATAAGCTATGCAAGTGCTGTTAGGACAGCCATTTTCAGTGCATATAGCCCCGCAATATTTGCAACGTTTCATGCCTTCACCTCCGGGAATTTAACCTTAAAGTTATCCCATTTCTTATAAGCATCCACATAAGTCTCATCTTTATCACCATTATGTGTAATTTCATAGTACATTCCGTCAGTAATATTTGTACTAGCAAGTACCTTCCAATTTTGAAGTGTTTTGCAGAACCACACCACGTATACATCGTCAGTGGTTATTTGCTTTCCGTCAGTAACATCAGCATGACTATTGAAATAGTCAGCAACAATTTGTTTTGCTTTTTCCTGCATAATTTATTCCTCCACTTTTTCATACGTTTTATCAAAAATATCAGGTTTGCACGGATACTGCTCACCGTTTACGCCTGTAATGATATAATCACCGACGGAGGCGTGCATAGTTCCTTCTAACGTCTCAATATCCATTTCCTTGTCTGTTTGATATGCCTCAATAACAACTGGTTTTTTTCTGTATCTGCTCACAATAATCATAATTCATTCCTCCGCTCTTAAAGATTCTCATAATCAGTAACACCACGGGCAATAGCGCGGGCGAAATCATCCGGTTTAGTACGTAGCAAGTCTTCATCTGCAAAGTTACTGATGAACGCCGTTTCAACGAGAACAGCTACCGCATCAGTGTTATGCAGCACATATAAGCCATTGACACCCGGTACCGAGGCTTTCGGACCACGGTCTGTCAGCGGCAGACTATTAACCAGTTGATTATTAATGCATGTTGCTAGCATCTTGCCGTACTTGCTGGTGTAGAAGTAAAAAGTTTCGGTGCCGTTGGCTTCCTCCGCCGCTGCACTGTTACAGTGTATTGATACGAAAACATCAGCGTCCCAGCTATTACTATCACTGACAATTTCATATAAATCATCACTCTGTAAAAGCTGACACTCGCATCCAGCAGCTTCTAAATACTTTTTAACGAGATTACCTATCGTTGCAGCTACATCGCTTTCCCGTAAGCCTGTCGTGTTGTTCACTGCTCCTGGATCCGGATTACCGTTTGGTGCGTGACCCGGATTAATAAAAACTTTCATAATAAAAAAACCTCCTTAAAATAAAGGGGCTGCCATCATGACAACCCTAAAAAATCACTGTTTTATCTGGTTAACCGCCGTTTTACCCAAATACCCGATTAAACCTGTTGCGATATTGCTTTGCAGCTGCTCACTTGAACCAAAAATAATTGACATAAAAAGAGCCAGCACTAAGCCAGCCCCTACGATCATATCCACGTTAAATTTCATTTAGTACACCCCCAGCCTCCGTGATGAAGCAAATCATCTATACCGTCAATCCGGTGATGGGCGGATTTAGTGCTTTCCTCCACGCGCGCCAGCCTTAAATCGATTAACCGCTGCTGCTCCTGCGTATTCGTTATAAGCAGTTGCAAGTTTTTGATAGCTTGGTTTAACGGCTGTAAAAAGATGTAGCTTATAACACCGCCAATAACGGACATAATAGCAGTCATTTGTACAGCTATAGTTAACCACTCACTCAAGCTCATAGTGTCACCTACTTATCAGTTGGTTTTTCTTCTTTTTCTTTAGGCTCTGTGTATCTTACGCATCTTTTGTTCTGACATGTACCGTCCTTGCGTAAAGGCTTGCGACAACGAATACACCGCTTAATTACTTTAAATGCCATAATTACTCACTCCCTTCCTCTGCTGCTCTATAGTCAGCGTCATACTGAGCGTCTAAAGCTGTCAGCTGTTCTTGTACTGCTTTTGCTGTATCAGCGTCATTATATGCCACGGCTTCGGCGTACTGACTTAGCAGCTCTTTTTTATCGGCTTCATAGCTTGCGTCAAGCTGTGCTTTTTTCTGCTCTGCTACTTCAGCTTTTGTTGGCTCTGGTGCTGGTGGCGCCGACTTTACTTCTTTATTAGCTACATCATAGATATAGCCTGTACCGTTGTCACCTTGACCTTTATTGCCTACCAAGTAGTGCCATTCTTCTTCGGTGATTTCGATAAAACCGCTATCAAGTTTTGACTGCTTTTCTTCTTTACTCATACCTGCGGTATCATAAGTTTCGCCACGGTTCCCGTTTTCATCGAATTTACATAAGTAGGTGAGAATAAAATTTTCTTCCATTGCTATTTCCCTTCTTTCGTTATTTCCACGAACCAATCATGAGCCAATTACAATAGTATACTGGTGCGTTGTAGTCATTGATAAAGTTATGAACGTATAGCTTTATGTAAGTTAAATCCGATTCTGCCTGTACCGATGATACCCTGTCAGTATCAGGATAGCCAAGTGTTGCTTGTAAACTATATATTTTTGTAAAGCTAATCGGCAAAGTTTTCTGGTACATCTTGGTTCCTGCATAACCCTGTACCTCCATCATACCGAACTGCACTAACAATCCGTTTGCATATTTAATGTAACTCATTTCCTGACTTAGCTGCTGTGATACTATACCTGCTCCCGCTAAATCTGTGTTACCCCATTTGAGTGTACCATCAGCAGAACCCAAAAAGGAGCAATTGTTCATACTATTGTTTGCTTTTAGCCTAAACCCGCCTCTGTATATACCGTTCGCTACATCATCGCCTCTGTTTACACCGAAAAGCGCCAATTCGCTCCCGTTTCCCTCGCCTCTACCGCCATAAAGAATTAAGGCTGTTTCACTGTCATCTTTGCAAATGCTCCCCCTCATAAAACCACCACTTAACGGCAAATAATTATCTAAGTATTCGTCTATATTACTGTCATCAATACACTGAAATAATCCTTCGTTCTGATAAATAACACCATCTATCAGTATTGCAGTTTTTCCTGCTGACGGATTATTTTTTCTAAATGCAATTTCAGCGCCGTCACCTAGATAAAAATTCGCTACTAATTCACCCGTCCCATTCCCCCATGTATGCTCATCGTTACGGACAAATCCTGCTAACTGGTCTGTTTTTCCTGCGGTGTTAGCTCTAATTGCGTTATCAGCTGTTACCGCGCTTACTGCTTTTTCGGTCTTGCCAAGTTTTTCCGCTAACGCGTTATTAACGGTGGCTGCATAATCCTTATCATTATTAAGTGCTTTAGATAGCTCTTGCAGCGTGTCAAGCTGTTCCGGCGCTCCGTTTACCAAGTCTGCTACTTTTTTATCTACATACGTTTTATCTGCTTTACTGTCACCTAGTTTTTTATCGTTACTAAGCAGCTGACGGTTGATCAAATTAAACACATCTGCGCTGGCAGGGTCCTTGTTTATAAGCTGCGGAAAGTCTGTACTATAAGGCATATCCGGATTAAGGTTTTCAGCAGGACGCTGCTGTCCTTTTACCGTGTCAGGCAGTACAGAGTTAATAAGCTCATTTCGTTCTTCATTTGTCATTTACTGTGTCACCTCCATGTTAGTATTTGATGCCGTAGATTTCGATAATTGAATCGTCCTCGTTATCTAAAGCAAAAAACGTCGGGGTGCTACGCTTTTTATTGAGACGCCCTTGCTGTTTATAGCCGTAAATTTTCCAATACGGTGTGCTATGAATTAAATTTATTAGTGCATATTGACTTAGCATCCAGTCTAAAGACCAAGAGTTCCATTCTTGATAGTACGCCATATTGCAGCTATCACTACTAAAAATTACTACAATGGTGTCAAATTGACGAAAATCTTGTTTTAGATAAATATCACCAGTATCTAAACCAAATAATCCTGTGTCAAAATTTCGGTTATCTTTGCATTTAGGAACTCGTTCAGATACGGTCACCCCATTACGAATGACGGAAACAGTGTCATATAAATCACCTGTATACCCTCTTGCTTTTGAGGTTGCGTCCCAGTCAACCAGCGGTGTCATTGTTGGCTGTTTTTTACCGTAGTTGATACTTGGTATTTGCTTGATTATGTCTTGATAGTGATACCCGTCTAATTTGTCACTGTTAGCTGCATAATCAGCCGTCCCTGCTGTATTAGCTTTACCTCTGATATTAATGCCCCACGTACCGCTGGCACCTGTGCCCCCTTTTGTAGGAGCACCGATGTTACCCGGTGTTACTGTTTGCCAAGTGTTATCGTTTCGCAAAAATCGGGAGTTGTTGGCGGATTCCAATTTCGGTACATGGTTGCCGTGCACCAAGGGCGCTGCGTCGATTATGCCGTAGCCTTGCAGCGTGTTTGGATTAGATCCGCCCGTGACGTGACCTTGTGCATTAACCGACACTTGCTTATAACTGCCAGCCTTAACCCCGCTGTTTGGATGCACATAGTTGTTAGCTCTGTCAGCTATACCGTCAAGCTTCTTTTTATCCGCAGCACTCATCAAGCCTTTATATGACGGTGTGACCGTGGCTAAGTCGTTGCTAGCTAATCTGTTATTTATAGCGTTAATCAGAGCTAAAAGCTCTTTATCCCCTGTTTCTAGCAAAGTCTTGATGTACTTATCGTTACTAAGCAGCTGACGAGTGATTAAGTTTGTCAGCGTATAAATGACTTCATCTTTAGCTATGAACTGCGGAAAATGTTCACTATATGGAAAGTCCGTAGGTACATCCCCAGGACGTTTATAGCCTAGCACGGTATCGGGAAAATTCTGGTTAAGTATTTTCTTGCGTTCTTCTTCTGTTATGGCCATAGCTTACACCTCTTAAAATTCGAGTGTCCATTTAAACACCAGTGACGTTTCAGCGTCTACACCTTTTGACGTTAAAAGCCTAATCTTAGCAGCCGTTTCACCTGCTTCATCAAGCAGCGCTATTTCATTAATACCGGATGTTACTTCACCTGCATTGACGGTGGCTTGGAAAGTGACTGCATTATCTGATGGAAAGGTTATGCTATCAAGTGTTTTAGTTAAAACTACATGGTTCAAGTCACCTGTTTCAGTAGGCGGAGCAGGGTTATTCTGTTCATCTGTTTCACCCTGATCGCCGAAAGCCATCTTAGTTATCTTGCTGATTGTTCCGGTTTCACCTACCGCATGTGCCAGCAGCCTACGATATAGCGCCGTTGTTACTTTGTTGTTCTTTAAAAAGTCGGCACTGTTATCACCGTTGTCAGCAAATAGCTGTAGATTCATGTTTAACTTCATATCTTGATTCATAAGCTCTCCTCCGTTCTTGCGTCACCTTTTATAACTGTCACCGTTGCCGTATGTTTAAGCATATATTTTCTACGGGTAGTTGACGCAAGCTCCCGTGAACCGTCCAGCTCCCAGCTGCCATCAAGTACATTATCAAATTCTGCATTACTGCAAGACTGCTTATAATTTAGAACTGTATCGACCATAACATCTGACTGACAGGTGACACGTGACACCGGTGACAATATATCTGTTAAGGACATTTTGTACTTACTAGTAACTTTTTTAACGGCGTTTCCTACGATTTTTCCATGTGTATTATTTACCGGTTTTAAGCTGCTTACTGCTTCTGAGTAATATGAGGCCGTTAAAAAGTGTTTCTGGTCATCCTTGTAATCCGTGTCACCTTCCAATGCATCATGGCGATACTGCCCATCAAAATAGTGGGTATGCGGTATCCCGTTTTTATCGTGTGTACCTTCCCAGTAAAGAGTTGACGTTTTACCTGTTGCACTACTGAAATAGCGTTGAGTACCAACCCATGCTATACTTATGCTTAGATAGTGATGTGTCTTTATATACATCACTAAAATAGCGTTGACTATGGCACCGAGGTTAGCCGGTATTATTGATCGGGCGTATTTATAAACCTGCCCTTCATTAATACCCGCGTCATCGTACATTTCTAAGTTCAGCTTGTAGTTGTCATAATCGCATTTCAGCGTAACAACACCTTCACCGTACCGCTGGTCAAGCATTTGCTGGAACTTACGCTCGGTATATGGTAATGAATGGTTAATCTTCGCTAGGATTTTGTTTTTACGCTGTGTCAGTGTGTCAGTGTCACCTGGTCTAATGTCAAGCATACTTTCCCAGCGTTTAGCGCCGTCAACGTCAAGCAGCTCTACATAAGTATTTACGAACCATTTTTTGGCTTGTGGCCATATACGTGCAAACTCGATGTTTTCAGTCTTAGCCAGCTCCTGAAACTCTAATGACGGTGCAACAACTTTAGGAAAATAATGTGCTATGTCAACGTCACGTGTCAGTTCGTCAGCCATGTTATCTCACCCCTGACTGCTAGCTCGTTAATACCAAGCACTAGATTTTCTTCTACACCGTTAAGCTTGGTATGCGTTACATCGTCGATACCGTCAAGCTCTAAAATCCGGCTCTCAATCTGAGTAGTTCGTATTGTTAAACCGGTGTTGCGGGTAGTTTGTGCAGTGTCTTTTTTAGTGTCTGGCCATTTTTTATTAAGCTCGGTAAAGTAGTTATCAATGATTTTTTCTATATCATTTTTAAAGCTTATAGCCAGCTTTTCCGTAGTAGTTAAGTGCAGCTCTATTGCTACTTTAGAGTTGGTGACACCTTCCACCGTGACATGATGGCCAATTGGCGCAATACCTATGCCCTGCCCTGCGTTAGTTACAGGGTCTATCATGGTTTGTACTTCCTGCACAAATTCTTCGGTAGGTACTTTATACTCACTGGTCATGAAAACCAGTTTTACTGTGCCACCACCCGCCCACACCGGATAAACTTTACACCCACCTACTCCGGCTATGCTGTTCATCTTGTCGATGTAGTCAGTGATGTTACCGCCGTAAGCTAGCACGTTAAAGCTGTTTAAATAACGGGTCCTAAAGTGCTCAGTTTCTTCTTCGTCTTGTCCCGGACGTATTATTTCAGTGAGTGTTGCCGTTTGCAGTCCTAAAGTAAAAGAGTTAGGTATAAGTGCTCCGGGTGGTACATTACCAACGGTGCCTGCCGTGTCACATGTCAAGTAGTAGACGCCTGGTGACACTTTTTCGGTGACAGTGTAGTTAATGGTTTCATAAGAAAAAGAGCTGCCCATCTCGATGTCAACGGTTGCCGGTGTAAAAGTTGCTTTTACTTTAGCACTGGAAGCCGGTGTCGGTGTCAGCCCTCTTTCTTTAGCACGCCTTATCAGCCACTCTCTTTCAGCTGTGTCAGCAAAAGTATTAGTAAAAAAGTAGTTGATAGCTACATATAGCAAGAAAAACTCGATTGACGCGGGAGCCGTTGCGTCATAGATTAAACTACCCTCGCGCTTGTCTACATCACTAGAGACGTTATCAAGCATCCGCTTTAAAAGTGTGTCTTGCGTTAAATCCTCATACATTATTGAAGTGTCACCACCTTTTGTAGTTCAAGTGTGCCGTAGATTGTTTTAACGGTAAATTTGCATAACACGTCACCACCGTTATGCGACAAGTCAAAATCAGTAACATCGGTTATACGGTCATCCTGCATAAGTGCGTCCGTTATGCGCTGTGGCAAGACCGCAAAAACATACGGTATAGGCTGTCCGAAAAGGTCCTGAAGCTCTATACCGTAATTCCAGCTATATATTGGATATGCGTACCGTTCCGTATTTATGGCTTTATAGCAAGCCTGCGCTATAGCGTCAAGCCCTGTGACAGCACCTTTTATACGCTCTTTTTTAATATGCATCTGATACGTGTTACTGGTCTGAATATTGTCACCTATGCTGACATCAGCAGCGCTTATTGTGACACTTGACGCGGATTCCGGAAGTGTTGCCATCTAATCACCCCCACTGTCCAGATAGTGTTATATGATTAAAAATACGGGATATTACTAAGTATTCTTGTCCTCCTAGTTGCCTCAGCATTACTACACTTTCACCCGGCGTTAAGCCGTTATGCACAGTTATACGCTTCCTGCCTTTGTACCCGTGATTATGACTAGCATATTCAGCGTACCCGCTGCCACCAGCAGCATTTTCGGTGGTGTGGTTGACAGTAATATCAACATCATAGTCCCTGACTGCATCGGTCAAAACTAAAAATTCTTCGGTGATGGTTTCTTTTGCGTCAAGCCTTATGACAAGCGGATCGACAGTTTCAACCACACCCAGGATATAGTCAGCAGGTTTTCCCGCTTGATAAGTGTTATATGCTAATTTCTGTAAAGCGTTCATAAGCTGGTTACTCATTTAGTAATGCCCCTTCCGACTAAAGTTAAATCCATTGTGTAGCTGCTGTTACCACTGTCCCACCTGTGTTTGACCTGCTCTACCATCATCTGTACCGTGTTGTATTCAACGCCGTTTTCTTCGCGCTGTAGCTTAACATCCGGATCCTTTATATTCAGCTTTACCCATATACGACTACCAGCCCGTACCCGTGTGTCACCGAAAGCACCTTTAATGCTTAAAGTTTTTTTGGCGGAGTTGTACACCCCTAACATTGTCTGTGCTTTATTGTAGGGGTCAGTAGTGTCACGTTCGTTAATGCTTTCAGTTTTACGCAAAATGCCCCAGCGCTTTATATTAGCATCGCTCTGCCTTGAGTACTCGATATGTTTCCCCGTGTTTTTATCATCTTTATACAGGGTTACGGCATTGAAAGTATCTTTATCTATTGATGATTCAAAGTTGAAGTTCTGCGCTGTCTCAGCGTCAATAAGTATTGGCACATCCAAACCACCTACCTCAGCCAAGGTTATGACACCAAAATCATCATATAGAATGTACATTTTTCCGTATTTATAAGTGGCATTAACACTTTTATCACCTGTATACAGTATGGTATGGTCAAGCGCCAGCTGGATAGTATCAAACAACGTCTGATTGCTGGCCCGCATTTTATGTATGATGTAACCCGTGTCACAGATGGCCTCAGTTTCAACTTCTTTACCACTTTTATCCTTGCTTTTCTTTTTGTGTATTAAGCCGTAATCGTCACAGATAGCACGGATAACTTTGGCTGCTGTCTTTTCGACTACCACGGTTACGTCTTTGTTCTTTAGATAGCGTAACTGGTCATAAGCCACAACTTGTATAACACCATTCTTATCCTCTTTATGAGAGAAAATAAAACCTTTGAAAAGATTGTCATTGCCGTAGCTCATCTGGACCATGTTACCTTCTTCAAAGTCTAAAATATCATCCCGTAGCATTTTAAAAGTCAGTTTACCCGGCGTACCTTGACGAGCTAAATCCCAGGTGACACCTTCTTGTACTGCCGGCATAAAAGTTTTACCATTATGTGAAATTATAATCGTGACAGCTTTTTCTTGCTTAGCTTGCGGGGTTAAAGCTGATTGCTCTAATATCTCTAAACCTTTAATTGACATTAATGAATCACCCCGTTTGGTATCTTTATCTGTGTTCCCTGCACTGGCTCATTATACGGATTTTTCATGCCGTTAAGTATAGCAATGTTAGCCAGCACCCCGACACTAGGAGCACCACCGCTTAAAACTGTTTGCGTTGCTTCCCATATTGACCGCTGACCACGAATAGTTATCGCATTTTGTAAGGACTTGTTACCCCCAGCCTTTCGGCTCTGCTTTACTGTAACTGTTTGTTTTCCGTTCTCATCGGTACTGACCTCAACTTCTTTGGTGCCGTAGTCAACGTACTGCTTAAGCGTAACTGGCACCGTAATGTCAAACCCTTCTCCTGCATCCTCTTTAATACTGTAGCTTTCAAGTGTCACCCGCATATACGTATCAAACAGCACTTCATAACGCGGGCTCATTCGCAGGACTATAAGGTCGAAGGGTTCCCGGTTAGCTTTCAACTTCTTAATCTTTTGCAGGAAGTAAACAGGCTGTTTAAAAGAATAATCTTTTCCGAAAAGTTTTTTGCCGATATAAGTTAAAGCGCTTGACTTGAAACTCTGGTTATAGTTTGCATAAGGACGGGCGTCACCCGGCAGCCGTATGTCAAAACTAATCTCTGTTAATCCAGCTGATTTTACCAAATTAACTTCACCTTCGTTAATCAGATTAATAGTTTTGTTCCGGTTTTTGATTTTAGTTGTCATTTTTGCGGGCGGGACCGGCAACATCATGTCACCTAAGAAAAAATAATAAGCCACTGTATCACCTCCACTAAAAAAGCACCACCGTAACACGGCAGTGCTTGAAAAGATTAATATTATTGTAAAGGCTTAATTGATGATAAAATTTGCTTAAAAACGGTTTCCGCATTATCTGTATCACCGCCATAAGTCATACCAACTATGATACCCACATGGTTTAGTACGGTTGTTGCGATAATAACTTTTCCTTCTGTACCGCCTAACATCTTTTGGTACTTCTTGATATTCCTAATTTTAAGGACATAGAAAATATTATTAGGCAAGTCATATCTATAAGAATCATAAACAGCGGTAGGGTCATTATAATACGCAGATAACTGGTCATACATTCCGCCCGCTATAGCCTTATAAAAATTCTCTTGTTGGGCAGGTGTTTTTAATACATATAAGTTAGGCGGGTATAGTTCATCGGCATTAGGTTCATGTATGTACACAAACCCTCCTCTAAATTTAATAGGATCCTTCTGCATAAAAAGCCATTCAAAACGATTATCTGGTTTAGGTTTTTGCAAAGGCCATTCATTTGGTAGCTCTACTGAGTACCCATATTTAGTATCAGTATAGGTTTGTGCAAAACAGCTTGTATGGGTTAATACACTAACTAGCAATATTAAAGCAAGTATATATTTATTCACGGTCATCACCTCCATATAAATATTATATTCGGTTTATGCCGTAAATTTCCTGCTTAAACATGAACCGCTTCTGCACCTGTATTTATTCCGGTTAAAATGTATTCGGTTATCTGGTCGATAACACCGTCAACATCTTGCTGTTTTTCAATAGTCGGGTTAATGTCACCAACACTAACCGCTATCTCCTGCGTGGTGTAGTGTAGAACAGCTTCTTTGCTAGCCAGCTCCCTAGCCTCCTTTGCTATCTCTATAATATCGTCCATAGCGTCAGCCATTCTGCCGGTATTGTCAGCTGTTCGCTGTGCTGCACCGCCGTCACCACCTGAGCCACCAGTGCCATCAGAACCGCCACCGCCGTCTTGACTATCTTGAATGGTTTTCCCGTTATTACCGTTCTGCATGCCTTGCTTTAACTTCTCTAAAGGGTTTTCCAAAAAATCACTAACATCTTGTATAGTATCACCAACCTGCTTACCAGCAGCTCCAAAGGAGCCAGCAAAATCAGCCCGCCAGCCTATCTCACCTATCATACCGATATTAGTTCCAAAAATGCTATTAATCGCCCCAGCTAGGGTATTAAGGACACCGATAAATCCGTTAATCTTATCTATCATAAAATTAATCGTGTCAGATACAATTTGCCCGATTGAAGAAAATACCGATTCAAACGTTGTGCCGAGCCTGCCAGTAGCATCCTGCCATTTTCTAAAAATTGATATTGCACCATACGCAATGATACTGATAATAGCACCAATAACGACTATAGTTGCTAGTATCGAACCGTGGAATAGCCAAGATGCTATCGTAGCAGCCATTACTACTACACGCCAAGCAGCCATCGCAGCATTGCATATCGCAGTCCTTGCAGCGACTAGTTCCATTACAACGGCATGTCTTATAGCGCTTGCATTAGCAATAAGCCAGTACATAGAGTAGATTAGCAGGGCACCGCCTGCAATAGTCAGAACAGTCAATAGCGCAGGTAAAGCTATCTCCGTAAAAATATTCAAGCCCTCACAAGCCCCTGCTACCGCGTCATATAACATCTGGAACGGTATCATAACTATATCGGTTAGATAGTTTATCGCTGTTGGCAGTGTATCTAAAAACCAGCCCGTCAACTGTGCTCCTATATCTAGTACCTCACTTATGACGCCGATTATGATAATAAAACTTGCAACAATAGCTCCGCCTATAGGTGTATTAATAAACCACTGAAATTCATTAGTAAGTCTAGGTGTCCATTCATCCGCCAGCTTTTGAATTGGCGTAATCATAGCACGATAAGTCTCACCGATAGCGTTGCCGGCTTTTACTAGTAAACCTACAAGCCCTTGTACAGCCATTGCTAGCGTCTGTATAACTGGTGTTTTAGCTATCCATACCAAGTTATTTATTAACCACTCTAAAGCAGATGCAGCCAGTTGTATTCCCTGTATAGCCGTGTCCATTATGATTTTAGCGACTGGCGTATTAGCTAAATCTGAGACTAAGCTAAATACCGGTTTTAAGGCGTTTGTAGCTTGAGTTGTCATTATCTGCCAAATGCTCCCCCAGGTTAACGGCATTTGCTCAAACATTTCATTAATTTTATCCATGTTTTGCAGTATGGCATTTTTTAGTATCTCGGATGTGATCTGCCCATCACTTGATAGCTGTTTTAGTGCTCCACGCGACACATTCATGTACTCAGCTACCATCTGTTCAATCATTGGCGCTGCTTCGGCTATTGACCTGAACTCATCACCTTGCAATTTGCCACTGCCTAGTGCCTGTGTTAACTGTAGCAAAGCGTCAGCTTGTTGCTGCACACCCGTTCCGCCAATAGTAAATAACTTTTGTATGCCCTCCATAAAGGGTACTACCTGCTGCGGGTCCGGAAACGCCTCTTTAGCCGTCATAGCAATTTTGCCGACTGCATCTGCCATCTGAAAATATGAACCACGAGCTCTAATTGCAGATTCATAAATGCGCTGATTCATGGCTTCAACGTCCCCGCCTTCACCTACTATAAGTCGTAGCCTAGCTTCAATGCCTGCATAAGTATCACTAGTATGTATCAGATAAGCAGGCAGACTAGCTATAGTACTTCCGATTTTAGCAATGGCTCCGGCAGCAAGATTCGCCATTGTCATTTGACCAAAGGTACTGCTAACTAAACCTTTAAGTCTGCTAAACGCTCTTGATATATTATTGATTTGTCTTTGCAGGTTAGCCATAGCGTCATTAATGGGAGTAAACAGGTCTATATTAACGCTAGGTATATTTATCCTAGCCCTGATATTAATTATCTTGTCTTGCAGACTGTTAATAACTTGCCGTACACCTGTAACCGTCTGTATAGCGTTGGTTTTGATGTTGATTCTTTTGCCCTGCATACTATCAACGACCCGTTCTACACCGGAAACAGATTGTTCTAATTGGTCAAAAACTTTCCTGCTGTTAGCTATCGAGCTAAAGCCTTTTTGCGTAGCATTAACACTCTGTGTAATTTTGTTGAGCGCTGGTGACACGCCATCGACCAATTCAATCCGGTTTTGTAATGTAGCCACTGTATCACCTCCGAGCCTTTGACTTCATTTTCTCCGCTTCTTTTTTATCGGCTTTAGCTTTTACGTCTATAGCAGCCCAGATAAAAGCTTGTTCTTCTTCTGACAAACTCATTATTTCACTTGGCAGCTTGTGTAGCTTTATAAGACAGTAATACAGGACACCAGCCCATGCATCACTGCCGTTAATTAGTTTTTTGCGGTACTGATTTTTTCGGCCATACCCATCTGATAGCCGGACACTTCTGATACGGCGCTTACAAGGTCTGTATATTCGCCAGGCGTCAGCATAGCCTTAACCGTAAGCGCTGCACCAACGGTACCGTAGGACGCTTGTAAGTCTGCATCATTAAGGTTTGGAAATACTATGGCCGCACACACCATTTCCGTTGCTAGTGCTATCTGGTCAGTAGTGGTTTTGTACTCGCGGGTACTTTTGTTAAACTCTTTTTTCTTGCACCGGCGCTCCATTGCTTCGATCTCATCATTACCAAGGACTCGCAGCTTCCACGGTATCGGATTACCCTGCTCATCTACAAAGCGTTCTGACGCTACATATTCCTTTTCTTTAATAGCGATAGCGTTACCCTTTAAAAATGCTTTCATGTTAAGTTCTGCCATGTTAAAATCCTCCATAACTAAAACAGCGGACAGGCTGTTACGACACTAAAAAACCCATCCGCTACTATTCTACTTCTTAGCTAACAAGAACACCGTCAAGCTCATCAAAGCTCTGCGGCATTTCAAAATCCTCAAAAGAGAAATCCATATCCTGTTCAAGCCAATCACCGTCTGCGTCAAATGCTGCGATAATGGCGCTGTCCATGTTGCAATTTTTTAGAATCAGCGTCTGAGAACCACTAGCAGACGTTGCATCTTTGTTTACTACCTGCATATCGAAATAAATATCCTCGCCGGTATCTTTGTACTTCTGCATCAGCTTAGTAAACATAGACGTGACACTATAAATCGTCATAGAACCGGAGCCCTCCCAGCCGTTTGACTTGTGACCTACACCTGTCTGACCTAAAATCGGGACCTCCTTTTTATTCTTTTTAACCGTTGCTTTCAAGTTTTTCGCCATCATCAACAAATACCTGTTATTTTCAATGGTGGCAAAACAGTACGCAAGACGGGCAGCGTTTACATCACGGGCCCGCATTGTCTGAATTAAATCTGCCATAAATGTTCACCCCTTACGCGATTAAAATTTGGGCATATAATTTTTCCATGCAGCACGTTGGTTGTACTGCATGTTCAGTCACAACCGCGGTTTTCTCAGTACCTTGTGTTGGTATCGGAATGTCGCTGGAACTGAAATTCTGTATAGCCCGTACACGTTGTAACTCCTGATAGTAAGCTACTATGTCACCCCAAAGAGCAATCCTGCCGTCCTCGTCGTTCTGCTCTTTACCAAGATAAGTCTTATTGAAAAGACGGGCAATATCAATCGCTATCTGGTCAAGTACCCGCATAACCTGATTCTTAGCAAAGTCAGCACTTTTAGCCTTACTGAAGCTTGTAAAGGTATTAATGTCAGTAAGCACATTGATGTTGCCTGTAACATCACCAGCGGTAGGGTCAGTGACACGGTGGAACACAAACTCACCGTTATTAATAGCTTTTTTCAGTTCTGTTTGGCTGTAATCACTTCTTACCTTGAACTCACCGTCATAAGTTTTATTCGTGCAGGACGCATTTACCGCGCAACTTGCCTCAGCACCAACTACCCAGTAAACGAGGCTGGCAGGACTTACTCCGCTATCCTGTACCGGATTTTTAATGCTAATAACACCTTCATAGTCAGTGCCAGCAGCTTCGTACAATACCAGCTGAAACTTCATACCTACATCATCGCGCAAACGCTTAACAAAGGATATGTACAAGTCCTTAATCGTTTTCTCCGCTGTTACTACGCCAAGTGTATTAAAGTAGTATGGCTCAATAGCAGCTAAGAAGTTTTGATGTTGCAGTGCTGTAATCGCGTCGCCGTTAGTACCACCAGTGAATACATCCCCTGCATTAGCAGTTAAAGCATCACCAGTTTTAGTAAATATTACGTAGTCATTATCAACGAGGTCAGCTTTTTTAGCTACTGTCTGTTCATCGACCAGTGTTTTAACCCCGTCAACGTTAATGTAGGTCGACACGTCAAACTTGCTAGTCTCATCGACATTAGCAGCTACTACAACGGTTATGTCGTTACCGCGCTCGCCACCATATTTAGCTGTTCCTGTCGTTCCTTGTGCTTTTACTGCATTATTTGACATACGATAAAAATAACCTGTCTTAAGGTTTTTAAACAGGTCCCGCAAGCCCTTTAATTTATCATCGGTATACTCATAGCCGAAATACTTCAAAGAGTTTTTCTGAAAGTCCTCTGCTTCTACGGCAAAAACCGTATTCTCCGGGCCCCAGTCAAGCTCTAAAGGCATTGCACCATAACCACGATCTGCCACACTTGCAGCAGCGCTTACTTGACTTTTGAAGTTGATGTAAGCACCAGGCAATACTTTATTCTGAAATATCCAGGTTCCACCACCTAAAGACATACTCTGACCTCCTTATTTATTAACAATCTCATTAACTGGTTTAGCTAAAAAGTCATTAGCTATTTTTAACACTTCTTCAAGAGTGTAAGTTTTGTCATCGTCTAAAACCACATTCAGTACATCATAATGATTGCTAAATTTATCTGATTTTAAAATTTGAGACTTTGAATAGACAGCGCTATCTTTTTTAGCTGTCACCTTGGTATCTGTTTTTTCGTCAGCCATTATTCCACCCCTTTTATTTTGTAGTTCTGTATTAGCTGTTGCATCAATGGTGATTTTGCTAATTCCTTGAAAATCATCACCTTGTAGGTAATAAAGAAATGCAGGACATTATCATGTACCTCAAAATGCGTGTCAATGCCTCTTAGTAAATTTTTAAGTACCGTTATATACTCGAGCTGAAAAAGCAGTTTGTACGCAACGTCATGCAGCTCTATGACATTATCCTCATTGGGATTATCCGGATAATACATGACATCAAAATCCATTACCAGCTCATAGCGATTCCATAGTTTAGGTTCAAGCCTGCTGTCCACCAGGTTAATAAAAAAGCAGGGGGCTTTAAAACCTTGTGGCAGGCTGTCAAAGTATACAACCGGATTGTCAAAACTGTTTTCGAGTTCTGCTGCTATACCTGTATATACCTCATTAACCATCAAAAGCCCCCTTTAAATACTTTTCTATTTTCTTTTGGACTATTGCCGGTGCCTGGTCCCGCAATTCATTTTCACTTATTTTCAACATATACTGCCCTTCGACAAATGACTTTTTTAACCGCTTACCTAAAGCTGGTACGAAACGTCCCGGTGTCTGTCTGTGGCCGTATTCAACGTAGCTTGCATAATGTACAGGATTAATAATATTGATAAAAAAACTGTTACCATTATGCTCAACCTGCACACCATTAAGGTAAACTACTATATCCGGTACATTACCACTTTTAGCTTCTTCCTCTGATTTAGCTGTCCATCCCCTTCTAAGCGTACCACCAACATATCCTTTCCAATATTTATCTTTAATTTCCTTGGATATGCCATTAGGTGGTACTCCTACAGGTGTCCGCTTAATGACTTTCCTCAGTAATCGGGCGGCTAACTCTTTTATACAGGCTTCAAACATTTTTTGCCTGCTAGCACCCAGATTTTTACATGCTTTAGCTAAATCATCTAGCCCCGTTAAGTCAATCCGTATATCAGCCATAGTTACGCCTCTTTATCAGTAAGAGTTAAGCCTATCTCCTGGTGAGTGGGATATACAACGGGAGCCCCGCTTGCTTCAAACTCTGTGATTCGTCCTGCCTGTGTTACTTCAACTATGCTGCCAGGCTTAACGGTTATATCCGGAGATATAAACAACGTTATATTCTGGTCCATAGCTGCTACCGTGGCAGTATTTTTCGCTGCCAGTGACGTTGAATATGACAGGTGACACGTGACACCCTCGCATATAACATTTTTCACAGGTTTAGTACGATGTGTAGCAGGGTCATAGACATTACTAAATTCAGTAATAGTACATGTTCCTTCATGAAGCTTTTCTAAGTATTTACGAGCTAATTTGCGTATACTATCTAACTTCACCATGCTATCCTCCGGTACTTGTTAAGCTGGTACTGGTAATTTTTCAAAAGTGATGATGTGTATGTACTGTCATAGTTATTGCTATTAAAACTGACTTTGGTGTCACCTTCTTCAATAGATGAAACCCGGTTATCCATTTCGCTTTTACCTACTTGCTCATTGCGGTAAGTATCGATAGCCATTCTATAAGCTGTATTCTCAAGACCTGCGGGTAATGTTTTTAAATTGCAGTAGTTAAGAATTGTCTCTTTGACATTATCGAGCAAGAAGTTTAAAGCAAAGTCCTGCTCTTTGTCATCAAGTGCAATCCCTAATAGCGGTTTTAACTTTAAAACTTCCAGCTCCATAACTTACCTCCTGTCAAGCCGTCAATTTAACAGTACCAATAAATAAGCCGTCTGGATTTGGAATAATAGGGATGAATACACCTGACGATTTAGTCCAAACTGCTACTGGATCCGGTTCTTGCCACATAACGGTAGTGATGTATTGTGATGCAGATTTAGACGTCCAAGGTCCCTGTGCTTTTTCTTCAGGAGTTGCGCCCCATAAGCCGCGGCCAAACGAACCGTCTGCCATCGGGGATATAGCTACGAGCTTATCCTCATCAAAGTAACGTTTAGTGCTCAGTACACCTTTTTTACCCTCGTAGCGGTAATAATCGTCATGAGTGGTAATAGTGACACCGAACATATCCTTAAACAGCTGTGCTAACAAAGTATTGCTGACATACGTGCCTTTTCCAAGTGCCGAATAAATCGACGTCTGGATGCCCTCGTTTTTACGCAAAAGGCTGATAACTTTAGTAGACGTTACAAGCTGCGTAATACGCTGGCCACTCAGACGCGCTTTATCCATAAGGTTCTGCACATCACCTAAAATGTCAGCTTTAGGGTCAGCCCAGTTAAAGTTTATTTTGTTGCCAGCTGGTACCTGGTAATCAACGTTAAATTTAGCGCCGTTCTCGTCTACCGTGATTTTACCAGTACAGAGCGCTTCCATTTTCATAACTTCGGTACGCGTTTTGACGGATTCGCTAAGACGCGCTACATCATCAAAAATATACTTAACAATGCTGTTCTGCTCGGCGCCGTTATCAAGCCAATACTGAACGCGCTCAGTTTGATTAATTTTCTCTTTAATCAGCATTTTTTCGAGCTGTACTTTTTCCATTGTAGGACGCTGGCCAATATGCGCCTCAGAATCAAAACCATGTACTTGTGCCATAGTTGGGAGCATACGCTGGTCGGAAAGACGGTAGAACTCAGCTTTTAAGTTCTGTGTTTTCATATCCGGAAAAAGCGTGTCACCTAAGTAGCTTCTAGTGACATTGAAATTCTGCGAAAAATCCAGCAGGTCTTTTGTTTCAACAAGCTTCATAATATCCATAATATACATTCCTCCCTTTATGCCCGTACCACTGCTACGGATTCAGTAAATACGAATCCCTTAGCTTCTAATGCAGTTTTGGCAGCTGTATCAATCTCTACCGGCAAATTATCTGCTATAACGCGTCCTGCTACCATCAAGCTCCCTTCATGGTCGCCTGTAGTAACTTCTACATCTTCAAATAAGATGCCTGTAGCCTGCGCATCGTTAGACGGGAAAACTGTACCTGCTGGTACCAATTTATTTCCCCACTCATCGGCCGTACCCATAGTGTCCGGCACTGTACAAGTTTTAAGCACCAGTCCTACCGACGAATCAAGAAAATTAATCTTTTTGTCAGTCTCGTATTTTGCAATTCTCGACATAATATTTCCTCCTGTTAATTATATATTAGCAAGGTTTTTAGCCTTTACTTACTGTCACCTGCTGGTGTATTAACCGCATTATATTCCTGTGCAAACCTCATGCCTAAAGACTTGTCCTCAGTGTCATCATCGCCACCGTTAGATCCTGCGCCCTGTCTAACTCCGGCTTTAGGTTTGCCCCCCGGCAGGTCAAACAGGAATTTAGAATCATCTGCTTCCTGTAATTGTTTCAGTTGCTTGTCTAAGCCCTTGAGTTCTCCCTTTTCTTCGTTAAAATCAAGCGCATCTACATCAAGCAAGGCTTTTACTGCTTTAGTATTTTTGGCCTTAGCACCTGCTATAGCATTATCTATCACCTGATTAATCCGGATAGCATTCAGCTTATTCTGGTAATCAGTTTTCGCCTTTTTATTTGCTTCCTGCAATTCTTTTATAGTGTCATTTAGCTTGTTAGTGTCACTTATATTCTTTTGCAGGGTTTTAATTTGCTTGTCATACTCTTTGGCTTGCAACTCCAATGTAGTTTTAGCCTGCTCTGCTAAGTCTAATTTATCCTTTGATACAAAACCTGCTAACTCTTTTTTGCTGGCTTCTGCGCAAGTTTCAGCCTGCTCTGTGGTCAGTCCTAATTCGATAAAATCCTCTTTAGTCATTTAATATTTCCCCTTTTAAATAATTTAAGTATAAAAATAGCACCTACCTAATCAGTAAGTGCTTAATGACTCTAACAGCCGTTTTATTCTACCTTTGGCCATTCCTTAAGTTTTTTATTTTCTTCTTCCAATTCTTTAATTTCCTTTTTTAGTTGCTCTGGGCTTTTTTTTAGGTCTTCTTCCAGTGTGGGGTATTCTTTATAACAATAAATTTTCCTCATGTTAGTTCCCTCCATTCTATACCATAGGATTTAGTAAAACTATTAAGCACTTTAAAAGTAATACTCAATGTATCTAAATCCGGATATCTGTCCGTGTATTCCGCTATCTTTTTATCTATTGTACTAGCTGTAAAAGGTCTAGCATTTTTTACCGAATATTTAAATACTTTCCCGTCATGACAAGCTACCACACCAAAAGCGTATTTGCGATACCCAGCTGAGCCAAAATCACTACCGCTAGGTGGTAAATTAGTACCGTGGTCATGTATTGATATTAGACTAAATGGTTTGTATACCTTAATTTTTTCTACCAGTTTATCCGTGTACTCGGTTTCATAATCAACTTTACTTGATGTACTGCCAACAAGCTCACCAGTATCAACTCTAAGAATAGATAAATCCTCAGTATATTTTCCATTCTGGTGTATTAGTGCCGCTCTACACCTGGCGCATACCGCTGAATTGAGTGATTGATTATCTGATAGCTTATCAAACTTCCTGCGGTACTGCTCGCTCTTTATGTAATCTAAATCGCAAACAGGACTGCCTACACCAAGTTTTATAGTATTTTCCTTATTATTAATTATAACACCGTTATCCGCTTTTTGTCTATCACCAACAAACTTTTGTTCCCATTCTTTATACGTTATGTCACCTGGTACCATATAGGTTTTACCGTCTTTGCCTCGAGCTGCCCGTTCAGCGTCCTCAGCATCATCGAAATAAGGTGCTGTACAGGACCGGCAATGACAATGTAACGGTGGTGCTGTTATGCCGGGTTTCATATCGCTGACTTTAAACACCTTACCGTCCATGTGACGGCAAATATCGCTGGTACGGCTATCAAGCGTTGCTATAAATTCATACTGTTCAACGTCCAGTTCTTTAAAACAATCCTGCTGTGCTTTAGTAGCGAAAAAGGCGCTCTCGGTCATTACTAAGCGACCGGCAGCACCTTTAGAAACATTCATGCGTCTAGCTATGTTGTTTGTAGCACGCCTGTAATCGTCACCTCTAATAACGGTTTGCGTCATTTCCTGGTTAAGTATGGCAACAAGTTTATTTTTATGCTCCCATACCCTGTCACTGAAATTTTTGCCGTCAGCTGCCCACGGTTTAGTCATAAGCATATCGAGCTTATTTGTATCAACCTGATTAAATGAATGACCTATACCGAATCCGTGTTGAATAGTAAATGCTGTTTCATAGTAACTATCAGTATATCGGCTACGCATGGCAGCGTCTAACGTATCCAGCTGATTATTAAACAAAATCTCTAAATTCTGTTGCAGCTGCAATAAAATAGCCTCTAGCCGTGACACATGAACACGAATAGAGGCATTATTTAATTTTCGTTGCCAGCTTTCAGATAGATCTTGTTCTCTAGCTTTCGCTATATACTGGTCAATAGTCAACCTAAACTCAGTTAAGTCCTTACCTTGTAACATTCTTTTAGCTTCAGTAAAGGTGACCTTGTTTTCCTGCATAAACTTTTGAAACCATGCAGCAAGAACGGTATCTATTTTATTCATAGCCTGTAAATACTGTTTTTCAATATCACCGTAGGTTATTAGTCCCTGCTTGTGTACGGCTGCTTCTAAGGCTTCAAACCGTTTTTCCCAGTATTCACGATCCGGTATCTGCATTATTATTTTCACCTGCCATCTGGTACGCTAACATCTGTTGCATTTGCTCTTGTTGCTCCTGTTTTAGCCGTTCCTGCTCTGCTTGTATGTCAGTTACAAATGGATGATGTGCAAGTAATGTCTCCTGTGACACAAGCCCTTGACTTTGCTGTATCTCACTGATAATTTCAGCATCATTTACTATCATGTTACGGTTAAATGTCACTGTTACTTCTTCCTTAGTAAAATCACCAGCTCCCGCCATTTGCAGGTAAATGTCAACAAAGTAAAACAGCTGGTCAAATGCCGCCTGGTACTGCTGTTCAATCATATCTGTATCAAGGTCTATGTCTGAATACATCGACCGCAAGTTCATTTCGTTAGGGTCCTTATCTACCCTATCGTCTTTAGCGTCAAAGCCACGGCCGTTTTCGATTAATGCCTTTTTAGTATTTTTTAAATACTCCGTATAACTAGCAACATCCCTGTCCAGCCTTAGTACCTCGACGCCGCCATCATCACGGACTTTTACTGCGCCATACTGCATAAGCTGGCGTTTAAATTCGCTTAAATTTTCACCACCGTAATTCCTAAGCACCAGTATGTTATCCACAACACTTTCACTCATGCTGTGGTTCCAATTGTTACGCATCTTATTCAGATTATCCTGTAGTCCTTTTATACGGCGTATAAGTGGTATCTCATCAGTATTATATTTAAAAGCAACTAATGGCACCTTACCCCAGGTGAAAACATTTCCCTGTTTGTCTACACCATAAGTATTGTCTAATTCTTCGGTATTAGGTGCCAGCGTGCCATTATTGAGTATAAAACGGTCTACTTTATCCGGATAGTATACGTCCGCATGTTGGATGTATGTTTTGGTTCTGCCAACGTATTGTACGGTTAAATAAAACCTCACTGCCATGTCTAGCTCGGTATGCTCATCATTTTTCCAAAATGGCATTATCTCATGGGCGGGGAACATCTTAAATTGCAATTCTCCGGTTTCATTGAAATATGGCATCAGCCATGCTAATCCTTCATTTAGGGCCCCAGTTGTCACCCGCTGTATAGTCCGCAAAAATGCTTTATCAAAAACCTGTCGCAGATATGCACTGTAATTGTCATTATTAGTCTGCATAGTCAGTGGTTTACCAACCATGTAATTAACCTTTTGGTCAACTAAGTTGGCATACTGATTATCAAGCGTCCTAGGCGATTCGTCTGTCACATAAGTGGGGCAGCCGTCTGCGTCACGCCCCCATAGTTTTTGCTTTATGTCTGGTCCTACCGTATACCGATAATAACCCAAGCCATCTAACATTTCTTTGCGACGCTTGCAGTCTTTCCAGTCTGCCAGCTCTAACGCGATGAAGTCAATGTTACTTAAATTTTTACTCGCTTCTTCCCGGATAAGAGCCTCCGCGTCATCCGGTTCTAATCCAAACTGCGCTAATACACCGTCAAACATTCACTCCACCTCACTTAAAGCTAAACACATCATCAAGCATATTATATTCATTGCCATAGCGAACCGCATCTATATGATGATTGTTCTTATCTGGAAAACGGCTTATAAAGTTACCCTCTTTATCCTGCTGGTACTCATATCCCACAAACTCTCGAAAAGTTTTCGGACAACGCTCTTTATCGATGATTATTTTCCACCGGTCCTGTAGCCACTTTATACCGTGTTCGACACTATCAGGACCCTTACGGCAGCCTTTTATATTCACACCCCGTTTTTCAAATTCGCGAATAGTACGGGGTTCAGCGCTATCAGCGATAACTAATCTGTGTTTAGCTAACTCTTTAACTGCTTTAGCCGCGGGGTCAGTTTCAAAACCTACTTTGTCTAACTCGCCAAAGATATATAGTATCTCATGTTTACGGTCATAATGCATACAATTAAATGCTAGAGGATCTACGGCAAAACCAAAATCCAAGCCATAGCATAAGTGGTCAAACTGCTCTATCATTTTGTCACTCATACGCATGTCTTCAACATTACTAAATACATCACCGCCGGTACCCGTTACCTCACCTAAATACTCATGACGATAGGACATCTCATTTTTTCTTCTTAATATTTCAGCATCAATAAAAAACCGCTCTCCCAGCCATGATTTAGGTACACCCAAATATGTTGAGTGATGCACTATACGCCCCGGCACATCGTTTAATTTTTCCGCGTTCACCCAATTATTTTGACTTTTGGGCGGATTGAATGAACAGAATTCCCAGTAAATAGGGCCGCCACGCAATAGTGATTGATTTAAGCTACGGATTTCTTCCATTCCCCCGAACTGATCTAATTCTTCACACCAGCAAATACCAATATAGCCAAATGGCAGTTTGATAGATTTGATTTTCTGCGGGTCATCCACACCCATAAAAAGGATTTTCTGCCCCGTCTTCTTGTATGTGATTTCATGCGGCGAAGTCTTGAACTTGAATTTGCTGGTCAGCCCCAGCCGGTCGATAGCCCATTGCATCTGCGTGTATACGCTGTTTTTGATAGTGTTCCCGACTTTGCGCAATACTACCGCATGACAGTCCGGATTTTTCAGCAGCAACAAAACAATCTCAATACTGATATGGGATGATTTTGTAGAGCCGCGTCCGCCTTCCTCCCAATAGTACGTATGCCCGTGTTTTTTTATGTCGCGGTGAATATCATAGAAGTGAGGGGCTATAATGTCACTAAGTTTTATTTCAGTTTTTATCCGGCTCACTCCCTCCTATATCGTCAATGATTTTTACATCATCGCCCTCTGTGCCTTTGCCCTGCTCCATTGCCAGCAATTCAGTTTCGAGGCGTTTTATTCTCGCTTTTTGCTCGGCTTTGTCAAGTTTGCCTGGGAACCGCTTCAAGAGATTTTCGGCGGCTTTTATACGGTCTCTGGAAGATATCCGCGTTTCAATTATGCGAGCATTGCTCATTCCTTCGCCTGTACCTTCTACAACAACAGTATCATCTGTGAGTTCACCGCGTAGCGCCGATGTGAGAAACTCCATAACCTCGGTTATATCAGCCGTGCGTTTAGAGCGAATTTCAACCTGCCGGGCTTCAATAGCGGCTTTAATGTATGGTTTTGTGAGGTTCTCGGCTCCTACGGCTCTAGCTGTTTTTTCGCTATAGCCTGCCCTTTTGGCCGCCTCGCTCGCATTGCCTGTTTCAATGTAGGCATCTATAAAGGCTTCCTGTTTTGGTGTTAATCCGTTTCTTTTCACATCGCGCACCGCCCTCCTTTTATTTTCTGCTGTTGTTTATATTTATATTTAGGAGAATAGATAAACCCTCCTAAATTTTTACAACACAAAAGCCGTACTACTAGTTAAAGTAATACGGCTTTTGTGCTACGCTAAAAGAACTAAACTAAGGAAACTAATTATAGGAAGTAACCCCAAAGAGTATGTTCACCCCTCAACCTCGGGACATTATCATTATAGCACCCGATTTAGGGAAAATCCTGCCAATAAACTGACAAAAAAACGACAAAAAACGACATTCAGTGTGTAGTACCTATGAAAAACACGTCCTGCTCTGCATAATCGTGAAAAAGCATTATAGCCAGGCTTCTAGTTGCATCATTAGCTTTACGCTGACAGGACCTTTCGCTCAGTCCTAGCTCCTCCCCGATCTCAGCATAGGTATAGTGCTCTATATAATGTTTTTTCAGTATTTTTTGCTCATCATCCGGCAACCTGCCTAGCGAGCTTTCCATTTTTTCTAAATGAGTTTGCAAGCGCCTACGGTTTACCTGTAGCGCTTTTACCTCCTGTTCCTGTAATGCTCGTACATGAGCTTGCTGTTCTGTACCGTTAAGCTCTGATGCCCCTGAACTCGTACTAGGGCGATAATCAACGGCACGTACTGAAACATCCGCTAGCTCATGGTTAAGGTCTTGCATATCAAGCTCAATATTCCTAACTGCCTGCTGCCGGTAAGAATAGTTTTTTAAATAGTCCTTGGTTAACCTAATACAATCATTACTGCGAAACATTATACATCCTCCATTCTAAACCGGGTACCGTTATCACGAATACTGTTACTATGGTTTATGTGTCTCTGCATCTGCTGACGCATATTTTCATCAAACTGCATTTTATCCATAAAGCCAGTGACTGCCGTTATTAAATCGGTACATTCTTCCATAAGTTTTATGTACAAGTCTGTCTCAGTGCAGTTAATATTGAAAAACTCTTTTATTATCTCTATAAGCTCATCTTCTTCGTATTCGCAAGAACACTTTTTTAATCCAGATTTATCGTTAATGTCCCACGCATCTATATGATATACTTTTTCTGTTTTATAAATGATATGATCTGGGTCTAATATGCAATACAATCTAATTCCTGGTTCTTTAGCATGATAAGCAATATGGATATTAGCATTTTTTCCATACAGCTTTTCAATAACTAGATACCACATTTTCATGTGTGGATACCATGCTGATTCCATAGTAGCAGTGAAAAACCATGTGTCTTTTTTGACACTAAAATTTTCTGGTTCGTCTAAAGACCTAATCCAGCCACGAAATCTCAGATTAGTGTCGTATTCACGTTCTTTAACAAAATTTTTGCCAAAAGTATATCCAATAATATTACCGAGCCATGAAACACCGAAACAATTCTCACATATAGATTCTTCAGCATTGATCCACTTATTTAATTTTTTGTAAAAATCAAATACAATAGACTCTTCACCGTAAAAATAAATGTTTGTATGACACCAATTAGGCATGAGAAAATTACCTTCCTTTTTTACACTTTATAATACTCTCTCTGAATGTCGATGATATTATTCGCCATCTGTATCTTTTTCCAAAACGCAATAAACATTGTCGTTTTCGTCAATCTCAGCATAACAACACATTATGCCAGAGTTAACACAATAACCTTCCATTACCCCACACATATAATCTTGCTCAGTTTTTATATCTTCTTTAGTCATTTTCATTACCTCCATAAACTAACCGCATTTTATGTTTTGTAGCGTACTCAGTTAAATCGTTTTCAGATTCTTCTTCTCTAGTCCGCCACGGCACTACACGTACACTATGCCAACCCTTGCCGGGCTTGCGATAAAATACACTGTAGGTCGCCTGCCCTAGTCCAGGGCGAACCGTATATTGCCAGCCTCGCGAATCCTCAAAAATTCTCATTATTCAACCCTCCGCTGTTCATTTAACCAATTTTTCCACATCCTTATTTCTGTGGAACTTCGCTCATCATCGCTCCAGCAACGTATGATTTCATCCAAAATATCGTTAGCAGCCATAGTCATATCGTTCATAATAAACAATACCAGCTCGTCTTGCGATAGTGTTTTTATGTACTCATAATTAGTCATCTTTTTTATTCTTCTCTCTGTATCTTGCTCACCATAGGCACCCTCTAACTTAACATATTGCAAATCAGCCTCCTGTAAATTAGCTCCCTGTAAATTGGCTCTCTTACCACCATTTTCACTATTTACCCACTTTTTGTGTTTTTCAAGGATTTCATCTAATTTCTCTTTAGATATTTTTCTCATTGTCTTTCCCCCAGACTTTTCAAATATGCCTCTCG